AATTTATTATTGTATGTTAGAATTTTATTTAAGTGCTCCAAATTATGAGCATCAAATGTATTTTCATTATTTATTGTTGCCATTTTAATTTTTTTGAGTTGATTCGGTAATTTAAAATCAATTTAAATGTAAAAATTTTATATTTAAATATAAAAAATATATATAAAAATGGAAATCACGGAACAGACAAAATGTGAAAAAGTCAAATGTTGGATGGAAGCATTTAGATTAATTCACAATAGCAGTTTTACTACAACATTTATTATTCATTACGAATAATAAATTCTTAATTAATAAATCAAACGGTATTCTTCAATTTCAAAACGTAATTCAATGTTATAACCTAATATTCATCATTGTCCAATTTTATATCCTTTTTTAGGATTTAAAATGAATTAGGGTAATAATTTGAGAATGTGATAAAATTATGTTTACATCTAAGTTTACATCTAAACAAACACTAGGTTGAATTCACTTTATTATTTTGCTTTTCAAATAATAATCTTGAAATTATTGGAATATTAAATTTTCGTGCTTGTTTAACTTTTATTGTGTCTGAATCCTTATCATCAGCAATCACCAAGAATTCACAATCCTTAGTTACTGAATTGAGAACTAAATAGTTATCATTTAAAGTTTTATCTCTGAATCCAGATAGACAAATTTTAATTTTCTTTTGAGACACTACTGCAGATGTTAAATTGTCATCGATAATATTTAATTTATCTTGACAAGTTTGAATGAAGTGAATCATTGAAAAATAATTATCAATAATTTTTTGAGCAAGTTTTGAAGAAAACCCATTAATATCACATAATTCTTTCATTGAAGGTTGATTATTTAAGAAATTAGGTAAATGAGTAAGAAGCAGTTCGATTCGTTTATCTGACAGGCCATATCCTAAGAGACCAGAAGCGCTAATTAAAGTAGAAAGTTTAATAGGTCTGGATCTTAAATTAATAATTTCAGAAATTATTTTAGAATGTGTTTTGTTTTTGAACACAGATGATAAAAGAGAGGTGTCAGTGATTATTTTAAAAAATATGTCAATTCCCTGTTTTATTCCAAAATGATTGTATAACTTTTCAACCGTCTTAATATTAATATTTTTCACATCTAATTTTGTTAATAAAGATGTTAATATTTTTATTTCAACATCTGAATTTATATCATCATTCAATCTTTTAATATGAACTCCTTCCCAATACCCATTTGGAAGATAAATTGTCTTTTCACTCGGTTTAATAATTTCAACTATATACGGTATAACATCACCCGATCTCACGCAAACTATTTCTGCACCTTCTTCAATTTTATTTTCAACGATGTATTTTGCATTATGACCCGTTAATTTTGAAATAGTACAACCTGACAATTCTACAGGATTTATATGAACAACTGGAATATATACTCCATATTTACTCAAAGTCCATTGAACCTTTGTAACAATAGCAGTTGCTGAAGTGTTTTCAGTTTCTTTTTTAAATGCAAATGAATATTTAGGATTTCCATTGGTGTTTCTTGTATAACGTTCATTTGAAGTAATGACAAGACCGTCTATTGTGTAATCAGATAAAATGACAAGTTTATTAAAAATATTATTTAAATTATCAATTGTGAGATCTTTTCGATCAATAATTTGAAAAGGCATGGAGTTAGCCGGTGGTAGGGTGTTGGAGATTAAATCAAATTGAACTGAGGGTAGTAATTCTTGTTCATTACCATTGATTACTTCATAAGCAACGAAATCAATATCTTGTATGATTTCATTGTCAATTTCTTTTTTTGCGAATTGTCCTGCTATTAAATTTCTCGAATTTTTAAATTTTTGATTACGTCCAGGTCGCCCACTGAGAGGGTAGACACTATATTTTTTTTCAAAAACACTCTTCTTCATTACAAGCTCTCCTCTTAAACTAAAATCAAAGTTCTTGTCGATTGAGATTTTGTCAAGAAATATTGAAATATCAGTTCCTTTCAATCCATTTCCGCGAGTATATAATTTATTATTATGATAAAGAGCACTAATACCATCTAATTTACAACTTATGACAAATGTGTCGGCTAAATTTTTACGCAACCATAAAGAAAGGGCTTTTTCTGTTTTAATTTTATTTAAAGATCCCATCCAAAAAGGAAGATTAACTGTACTTTCTTCATTTGAGCGTCGGTAAGCATTGCATCCAAATAATGAATCATAAGCGGAGTCGGTTATAATGGGATTGCCAAGGTCGTAAGCAATATCGCATTTGTTTTTAAAATTTTCCATTTTTTAATTTTTATTTTTTATTTTGAAAGCAATAATTCAATTTTATTTTTGACAATTGTCTTCAATTAATTCAATAGCTAAACTTATATCTTTGTGTTGTATTGTGCTTCTATCTGAGTGTATTGCTATTTTATTTGCTGCAAAGAACAATTTATACAACATATATTCGAGCGCAAAATGTAATGTTCTTAATGCATCTAAAGACCATCTATATTTTTTCCAAGAAGTATCGTAGGTAGCGGTTTCTTGTTTGATTAATGCTTCAATAGGAGCTTTTGCCAAAGTGAAACAGTCGTATTGTTGTTGATATTCTCTGATTTTACTTAATATTTTTTTATGTTTGGATATCTTACACTTCTTGACGCTTCCTGTTGTAGGGTATAGCGAAATGTATCCTGTTTTTTCGATAGCATTTATGACATCTTCTTCCGAAATTGTTGTTCTGCGCCCGTACTGTGTATATATAATGGCATAATAAATAACAGAAGATAAATACTTTTCTCCTATTTGTCGCATATGAAAGTATACTATGCTATGTGTCCTGTAAACACCTGCACGATATGAAATTCTTTTTAAAGCCGAATCATTCATTTTTAATATTTTTTTATTATATTTTTTGCATTTTAGTTGTGTGGTGGCATGTGAATTTTGAGACCTCTAAAGGTCGTAAAATTAATTAATCGACGTCTTGGAGTTTTTGTTACGTCTTCTGATAAAATTATTTTTTCAATATTAATCGACGTTTTGGAATTTTTGTTGCGTCTTCTTCATTTTCTGGTAATGTAAATTTTTCAGTTAATAATATATTTTTTAGATTTTCAAGATCTTCTTTCCAAATATCTCGATTTGTCTTTTTTGAAAGATCGACTTCTTCTTGTTTTAGTTTGATTTCAAGTTCTTTCAATTTATTCAGTTTTTGTAATGTAAGTGTTCTAATTTGTAAATCGAGAAGAATGTTAATGTTATCCGTGTTAATGTCTGGAATTATTTTTTTAATTTTATTTACGATTATGTCTTCATCGTCTGTTAATATAATCATTTTGTTCTTTACAGCATCAATAAATTTAATTTTGTAAATTGTTAATTCAAGCGATTTTTTGATATTAGCTAGTTGAAATTGCTTACGATCTTCAATCACTTTTAATTTTTCTTCACCCCATAGATCAAAAACTTCTTTCAAAGTTACTCGTCTAATTTTTTCAAGTTTATCAAACACTACAATGTTATCTAAATTAAGAAAAGTGTACATCTTCTTTTTAAATATTTCAATATCGAAGGTTTCGGTTGTTTCGAATTCAAAACAAACGGTTAAAGGTGTTGTGTTGGCATTCAAATATTTGATGTATTTCTTGTTCGCCATTTCTTTTAATTCATATTCAAATTTTTCTGACCACACTCCAATAGGTAATTCTGTAATTTTAATAGTATTTCGTATGTGAGTATATTTTCCATTTGTTTGAAATTTTGAATCACTTATCTTTTCAATTAATCCCGTAAAATGCCTATACCACGGCTTAATTGAAGTTAAGAACAATTGCAATTTATCATGTTCATTATCCATCCAAAATTCTGATGCCTTTATTACATCATTTGGAGAAAATTGAGGCACATTACACATCCAACCAGTTCCAATTCCAATGCAGCCGTTAACAAGTATCATAGGTATTGTGGTAATGTAATGAAAAGGTTCAATTTTATCACCATCGTCTTCTCTATATGTCAATAGATTGTCATCATTAGGATTGAACAATGAACTGAAAAATGATCGAGGTTGAGTGCAAATATACCTGGGTTGGGCTGCGTCTTCTCCTCCTTTTAATCGACTGCCAAATTGACCTTCTTCAGAAAAGAGTGGTAAGTTGTTGGATCCGACAAAGCTTTGTGCCATTTTGATGATAGTTTTGAATAGGTTTTCTTCACCGTGGTGATAATTTGTGTGTTCAGCAACATATGCACCAAATTGAGCGACTTTGATTTCTGTATTAATGTTTCGTTTTTTGGCAGCGTAAACAATTTTTCGCTGAGATTCTTTTAATCCATCAAATACACTAGGTATGCTGCGTTTGCAATCGTCGTGAAAAAATTTTATAAGTTCTTCATTAAGATGACGACTTATTGAAAATTGAACTATTTGATCGGATTCTTCGTCAAGAGTTTTTTTTGAATCAGTTAAAGGTGAATATTGTTCAAGCCATCTTTTTCTTTCAATAGTTTCAGTTTTGTTGAATGCAATATCAAAAAAGTTGTTAGTGTCATCGTCAGTGGTGAATTGAAGAATTTTGATTCCAAATACTTTTTTTATATCTTCAGTTTTGTTTGTACCAAGTCCTTTGAAATATTTGGTCTCAGCATTTTTAGGTAAATTAAAATTTCGATAAGTCTTTTCATCAAAAAAATATATTGGCTCTCTTTTTGGAATCGATACTCTCAATATCGGCGTTTTCATACTAATCACAAATTTTTTCTCTAATAAACGTGGAAACATTGAATGAAAGAAATTTAATAATAACCCTTCAATATGTATTCCATCAACATCGGCGTCAGTTAAAATGCACATTTTTCCATAATTAAGTTTTTCAAAATTATTCGAATCAGTACAATCAAGACCCAAAATCTTAATTAAATTTGTAATAACTATGTTTTTTGAAATTGATATCGATGTAGCATTTCTCGTATTCAATAATTTTCCTCTCAGCGGATAAATACCAAACCAATCACGACCTTTCTTATTGTTGAACCCATTACTATTTATTCCTTCTATTGCAAACGTTTTGGCCGAATCTCCTTCACAAACGATCAATATACACTCGCTTCCTTTTTTAACACCTGCATTATTAGCTTTGTTATATCCTTTTATATCTATAAAAGTATTAGCTGAAACAGCTTTAGCTATTAGTTTATCATCTTTAGTTTGTATTAGTTCTTTTAAATTATCTCCAATCTTTGATTTCATAATTTTGGATACTTGATATGATGTAATTGGTTGAGCATCAATATTGGGAGACTTCAACTCATTCTTCTCTTGACCTTCGAATTCAGGATTTGGCACTCTAGTAACTATCAAAAAACGAAAATA